CGATCTGTAGACTCATCCCATAAAAGATTTGTATTAGTAGATGTCCCTCGCTCAATCTCGAATCCCGCATTTTCAGATGGAGTGCCTGTTTCTTCGGCATTGAGAACTATAACAGCATCGCCGATATTGACTTGTTGGCTATCTTTTGTGATGGTTGTGCCGTGAACTGTGAGATTCTGGGCAATGAAATTTTGAGTAGAAGATCCACCAAGAGGATGATATGTAGAAGAAAGGCCGCTGATCTGGGTATCAACATAAGTTTTATTCGTAATGTGATTCGCAGATGATGGAGTAGCGGTAACCGAAGCGGAAGTTGTCCCGAACTTTACAACACCTACTGTACCATCCCCATCATATATTAATTTTTCTGTAGATGTTAATCCACCATCAAGATGTAGTAGGTTTGAAAAACCGTCTTTAATCGCGACATTAGTAAGATCTGTGGCCATGAATTATTTATACCTTTCACTTATAATTATAATAGTCTACAAAACAGAAAGGGCCGCCGAAGCGACCCTCTCTACTTTTACAATTAAAAACCCGGATTACGGATTAGTAAATGTTACGATACGATCGTCGAAGACAGTCGCGCCGCCATATAGCACCGAAGCTACGATCTCTTGTCCGAGGTGGGACAAAGATCTTGCGCTTTCCATGCTTGGCCCGGATTGGCGAGCAAAACTCACCGCTGACTTATGAAACATATACCCAGCATTCGTGCCATCGGTTAAAGCATCATCTACGGCTGATGAACTATAAACTGGAATTCCATAGATCATCCCATACGATCCCGTCACACTTGGAGCATTTCCAGCGCCAAATTTTGAGGCATCGGAAAAATCCGAAATCGCGAATAGTGATCCATAGACCGTTGGGTTCACAAGTAGGGCGACATCGCCATCTTCCGGGGAAATATCCAGATTGCGCAATGTTACTATCGCGGATCTTAGATTGGCCGCAGAGATTGTATTGTCAGATGACAAGTCAATGTCGTTGCCAGATGCTCCACCGTCCAATTTGGCGACGAGGAAATCATCCTGTGCTTTTGCGAGTGCATAACCCATCCCGGAAGCTTCGCGTTCAAACAATCCGGGGATCGATTGAATTTTAGAAATATCATCCACGATCTTATATACCGCTTTGTGTTGATCAACGGTCAATGTGGACTCAGTATGGGTTGATGCGGCGGCTGTTAGGGCCGTACCCGCAGTTTTTGTTACCGCTGAATCAACAGCGTATTTGGGTATGTGGAACACATCCCCTTGGGCCTTAACAAGACCGTTTAATGAAGAGTCAACAAGGTTTTCGATAACCATCTTTCTCTCCATGTAGTTTTTAACTCCCGCTGACCAAATCTCTGGTATATAGACTGCCAACCCTAAGTCTTGATATTGTTAGACTTATGGGTATGTTATAGTAGGTTTTTTATCCTACATCTCCAAATTTCTTTAAAGTATCGGCATATCTTTTCATCTCGAAGAGATGTTGGGAACTCGTGGAAGGATTATATTCTGTTTTTAGTTTCACCTTCTATGCTCTGCCCCTGTCCCAGTTGTTAAACTGAGCCTTCGGTTCGGGTTGGCTTATCACTACCAGAAGTGACTTAGCGTTCCCGCTTAATTTCCCAATTAACATCATATAATCGCTTATATGAGCGCCACAATAATAGCGGTTGTTGGCGTTACATTTGCCATTTGTTAATTTATCCTAACTGGAAGATTAATACTTCCTGTTCACTAAGGACTGAAGATAGGTATTCCAGTTGGCCTTCCGTTCATTTTCCGGCATATCCCAAATATCCTTTTCAAACTTGACCATTGAACCCGGTTTACTGTCATCTGTCCCTACTGTTTTCTGATTATTTTTACCATAGCGAGTAACAAAGGACTTCAATTTTTTATAATCGAATCCCTCTACTAACTCTCTATCTTCTTCAGATAGCTGTGAACGAAGGTCATCCATCACTTGGCCGATAACTTCAGATTCTTTACCAACTGTTTCTTCCAGCGCCTTTATCTTATCGCCCCGGTCGTTTGCCAGTTGTTTATAGTTTTCTTGGTCAGCCAACTGCTGTTCTTTTTGTTTGTCAAGTTGCGCTTTTAACACATCTCGCTCTTCTTCCGCTCTCTGCGCCCTTGAACGAATTTTTTTATTTTCGTAGATCAAATTTCCGCTATCGGACGAGTTATCGGTTGATCCTTTGGCCGTTTGGCCAGCGCTGTCACCAGCACTTTTGGGCGTTTGCCCAGACTCGGTGAGTCCCTTGATTTCTTCAGACATTATTTATCCCTTTAATCGTTTACCAGTTCCTAAATTTTTTAACACCGGTTCTTACCAGTTCCTAAATTTTTAATGTTTTTCTGCTTTAAACTTTATATTATTTAGAAGTACTCAGTTTAACATCCACTTTCCCATGTTTGGCTACTGATCCGACCGTTTTTGAACCCGTGCGTATAGCCATAGCCAGATTTTTAGCAATCTCATTGTTAATGGTATCCCAAACATACTTGTGTATAGATAGGGGCAATGGATGACTTGGAAGTGTAATAACACGGGGATTTTTGCGTTTTGGGTTCGCATTTGCTTTAACCAAATGGGAGTCAATCGTGAATTCTATTTCTACCCCAAGTTCGTTAGCTTTTGTCACTTGTAAGCTGTTAAGGAGTGTCCCTGTGAGTGAAAGATTCGGTTTATTTGACTTATAGTGTTGCGGCCCTCTACCATTCGTATTGACTGTTCCGGCCGCTTTCCTTTTGGCATATGCCGGGGTGTACTTTGCGAATGGCTTATTAAATACATCATTCCCGCCTTTTCTAATGTGGCCACGCACCAAATCGGCTACCTTGTCACCCAAATCCCGCATAAAATTGGCTGGGAACTCACTTAAACGGCTTGGATCTACAGTAATCCCGGCTATTTTGATCGTAAATGGTCTAAAATTTTCAAATGCCACTATTTTCCCTTCTTTCGTAATAAGTTTGTAAGGTTTCAACCCTGTTCGGCCATTTCTTATGCCGTTTTAACTCGCCTACCCTATTATTTGCCTTATCTGTTTTCGCTTGGTGTTTAGAAAACTCAGTTACTGATGTCCAGCGATGCCGACAATTGAACCCCCCGCCATCAGACATCGATCCGGGGAATAAATTATCAATATCACCCAGTTCCACATTTCCGGCGGCCAACATTTCAAGGCATATGGGCCTTGTTCTCTCATCTAATGGCCCCAGATAGTGATATTTCTTGTCAGAAGGGTCAGATTCACTCATTTTAAGGGTTACCGACCGGGAATAGTTGGACAAAGAGGTGTTTATGTGGGCAACAATCTCTCTTTGGGAGTAAACACCCGATTGATATAATTCATACGCCATTTGTTTCCTTGAAGACCCCCTCAATACATGACCCATCAGTCTGCGGCGGGTTTCTTGTACAATTCCACGGCTATATGCAATAAAGCTGGCTCTTTCTGTTCTTTCAAGCGCCGATAGGAATTTGGGGTTCATTTTTCCCGTCATTTCCATACTCCCAAGCACTTTGGGGTATGCTCCCATCAATTCTTCCACAGCCGCACCCACCATAGCACCCTTAAACATCACTTGCTCCAGATTTACTTGAGACAATATCTCAATAACTTCTTCTTTCCCATATCCTTTTTTAAATAGATCTAAAACATGGTCAATTAACTGATCAATTGAGATCCCAATTGCATTTGCGTAGTTCTGCGATGCATTTAGGACAATGTCTTCAACTTTATTCACCTACTGGAGCCGCGAGTTGTGCCAATAGAGGATTTTCTTCTTCAGCTACTGGCCCAGCGGCATCATTGGCGGCTTCAGCCATTTTAGCTTCAATCTTCTCATCTGGATAATCGTTACCATAGGTTTCTTTAAACCAATCTTTCTTGGTGGCCAGACCGTTATCCCATTTAAACAGCCAATCCTCGCGGCGTTCAGTTGGACTCATATAAATATCCGGCTCAATAAAATCAACTGACATACCCTCAGAAAGAGAAATCCCCGCTTTAACTTCTAAAACACGGCGATCTACTTCATACCTATCATGCTCAAACGGCCGCCATACCATTTCCTTGGCGGCTTCCTTGTCTTCTTGGGTTGAGATCTCTTGAACCCGTAAACTTTCCCCAGATGGTGAGTTTCCTTTTTCATCATTCCATCTTAAACGAATATTATTGTTATGCATTGCTTGGGTTACCATCCATTTGGATGCTTCGATCAATTCTGTCAATGAAACATTCGGCCCCAGACTCCCCATAGTAGCAGACTCTGGCAATACAAGTATTTTATCCGGCCCAACAGAAATAAGTTCATCTGAATCAACCCCCGTAACATATCTAATCCCAATTGCACCAAACCGAAGTGCTAAACTCAGTTCAGTTAAGGCTAAATCTAATTGTTGATTGGCATTGACTATATCCATAGCGCCAGTACCACCACCCCAATCCCGTAATGGCTGATAACGATGCGCCCAACTCACCGGGATCATGTCACCGTAGGGATTCTGCATTTTGGGATTGTTATTTGGCGCATATATGCTCCCATCACGGTCAAAAGAAAAATGAAGTCCAGGCTTCCCGCCAGATCCTTCTGTCCAAACCACATAACGATGGTTTTTCGCATCTGCACGGCTGGATCCTTGGGTTTCGGTCTGATATACAACCCCAAACGGCTTATCACTTCCGGGAAGAAATAACGGTTCGTAAAAAAGCAATAAATTATGCTCAAGTTTCTTCTTATCATCATTATAAGATGTAATCAGTCCTACCGTCCCCAGTAAAAATACCATCTGTTCTAAAAGGCGCATCTTTCGCCATAGATCCCCGCTCATATCTGTATATTTTGGATCCGCATCATAATTTGGCATCTTGCGGTATACTTGACAGGCCGCCGATACAACCCTACGGGTTAATCCGCTGGTAAATATGGGAACTTGGGACAATGAATCCCCCCGGAAGTATTCTTTTATGTATTGGTCTGTGGAAGTATGCTCCCAGTAATCGAGTGCCTTCTCCCGTTCTCTATTTGCATCCAGTTCGGATTGCAAAATCGCATCCATTGCGGTGCTTTGTACAATTTCAAGTGATTGGTCTGGTATTAACATAGGTTTCCTCTAAAAGTCGAATAAAAATGCTTTCTTACGCTTAATTGGAAAGTAATTGATAAAGAAATAGCGCATTTCATCGTTCCCATGCTCGTAAAAGCCATCTTTTAGCGGTTCTTCCTTCAATATTCTCTGATCTTTCCTTTCGGGGTAACGATAGTTCTCAAAATCTTGTATATGGCCAGTACACTTGTCTGAAACGAAGAATCTGACCGTTCCATCTGCGGATTTAATAAAGTTTCTAACATGGTTCACGCCATTGACGATACTTCTGGAATGTTTATCCTTTTTAAAATTGATACGCATCCCGGCTTTAGCAAATTGCTGAATATCCGTTTCCCCACTCTGTGATTGTCTTTGTCCACCAGCCGGATCTCCCACAAAACGATCAACACCCCTAACACCATACGGCTTTGCCTTCATCATCTTAATAAGATCAGTCGTTGTCACTTCTGTTTCGTGACTGATTTCGTCAATGAGATATATGACTTCTTGTCCGTTGACGGTGTCGATCTGGTAATATCCCACGCTTGGCTGGCGATAACCGAAGTCCACACTTGCCCACAATGGTAACTCTGGGTTGTATTTGAGGTCTGACCGTACATTACTTTCTCTGGAGAAGTCACCGTAGACTTTTCCGGCATACGAGACAAACGATCCACCGAATTCTTGCTCAAAAGTTTCTTTCGTAAGCGTTTTTTTAAGTTCTTCAATATCATCTTTAAAATAAGGCGACTCCCAAGATGGAAACTGCCAAGATTCCCACTCCTTATACGAAGTATCTTGACCTCTTTGGTATAAATCGTGAAAATGGTTACCAAACCCTTCGGGGGTACTCACAAATGCCGCCCATCCCTTACGATCTGCCAGCGTTGGTCGAAGGTACTGCTCCCAAGTCCTCTGCGGGATCTTGGATGCTTCATCTATAATCATGTAATCTAAGCCATTTTAATAAGATTGACCTTTCGGTCAACCTTCCCCTATTAATTGATCGGTATTTTCCGCTGACTTAACCCAGAGTTCAGAATTAAGTCCCGCTACCTTAACATAAAACAGTTGACCGCCAATCTGCTTCTTCGCCGCCATAGGAACCTTCATCTTGATGAATAATTCCTCTTTGACGATTCGGGTAATCTTATCTGCCAAGTCATATGTCTTGGAAACCACCCATCCGCGTGTATTGGGTGTAAGCAAATAAGGCATGACCTCATATGCTGCACAGAAACTTTTTCCAGAACGGCGGCCCATATTTAAAACACGCCACCTTTTGGTACTATCGTGAAACTTCCGCTGGTTCTCCGTTGGTTTGTATCCCAACTTCTCCCAGAGTTTCTCCTTGTTCAGTATCTTCTTCAATTAACTTTACCTCTTCCCCCTCAATTAACATCGGGTCATCAATGTACCCGACTTCCTTTAACAGATCAGTCATTGCATGATTGTGATCAACTTCCTGTTTGTCCACTTGGCCTAATATCTGCTTCCCCAGCCAAACCAACATCGTGTTTGATCCATTCATGGCCGCATCAAGCTGTTTTCTCCGTAAAGAAAACTTCATATCTTGATGGCCTTGTTCAATCTCTTCTGTGAAATACTTTCGTATCGATTCTCTCGATACACCATAAAAATTGGCAATCTCGATCTGGGTTGCCCCAAATGCGGCTAATCTGCGAACCTCATCACGGTCAATCAACTCATCGATAGTCCGCTTACCAGCGCCATTTGGTCGAACTCCCTTTTGCCATAAAGGCTTTAGGTTTTTCTGGCGTTGAGCCAGTTGGGTTGGGTTTGAATTCTTATATTGAATCTTCTGGGCCATTAAAACTCCCTATTTCTACTTATATGCTAAATAGTCTACATGGG